GCGAGTGAACTGGCAGATGTGTCGTTGTTGCGCGATCTTACGACTGTAGCAGTAGACGAAGAGTTGCCTTGAACGTCCAGCTTGAAGCTAGGCGACGCGGTACCAATCCCGACGCTGCCGCTGGCGTCGATGCGCATGCGTTCTGCAAGGGCGTCACCAGCCCCAGTGGCAAAAACCATCGTGCCGCCAGTTGCTGCGGAGATTTGGCCGACCCTGTTAAAATTCACGCCAACGGCTGACGAAACAAAATCAAGCGCACCGCCCGTTGAACCGCCTACGGCAAGTGTTACATACCCAGCGTAAGGTGATGGGTTGGTTGTTCCGATACCCACGTTACCTGCTGCGTTAATACGCATCTTTTCAGCTTGGTTAGTCTGAAAGATTACTGATGTGTCGGTAGTGGACCCAAAAAGGTTCCACTTGCAGCCGATACAATACGCGCTGTGTTGCCCCCAGAGGTCGTTGTAATCCCCGCAGACCCAGTGACATCAAGTGTGCTAATAGGCGAACTCGTACCAATCCCGACGTTGCCGCCTGACAGGATACGCATGCGTTCTGCGGCGTTGGTGTAAACGATAAACGGCTGTGCTGCTGCTTGGTAAACAAACGCAGAGCCATCAGCCCCCGCGCCGACAGTGACACCAGTCGTATTCCCGTTGATGTACTTAGTAGCGACCTGAACGCTGCCCGCGCTGTTTAGAACCAGTTTTTCTGTAGGGTTGTTCGTACCAATACCGACGTTGCCTGCGCTGTTGATACGCATACGTTCTGTCGGATTAGTTGGAGAGACAGCAGAAGCATGGGTATATAGAGCAAGCGCCCCTTGATATGCAGCACCTTCATCAATCGGCTTGATTGCGGCTGTCTGCCAACTTGTGTCGGCAAGATTTAGCGTTAGGCCACTGGAGCCGAACACGTTAAGTGCTGACTGCGGCGCAGTCGTACCAACCCCAAGGTTGCCGCTGCTGTTAAACATGCCGACAACAGTGTTGAGTGGGTTGGTGAACCTAATGTCAGTCCCCGATATTTCAATTGGGACGGTGGCGGCATTCGTGGTATTAACCGTTAGCAGCCGCACGCCTGTCGTCGAAACAGCGGACTGAACTTGAAGACGCCCACCGGTTACTTGCACATCCAGCCTTGCCGCTGGCGAACTCGTCCCGACCCCAACGAGACCGCTGCTGTCGATGCGCATGCGTTCTGAGCCGCCAGCACCGAGAGCTAAAGCCACGCCGGAACGTCCGTACAACTCAAGCTGAGTTGCCGACGCCATATTCAAGTAGCCAATGTCAGTCGTATTATACGCGAACTCTATGCGGCCATCTGCGGCAGAACCCGTCTGGAAACGGGACATTACGGCTGCGGAACTTACGTTAAGTAACGCAGTTGGCGAAGCCGTACCAATCCCGACGTTGCCGCTGCTGTTGATGCGCATCCGCTCGTTATTGCCGTTTGTGTATACACGGAACCCATTTCCGGTATCGGCGTAAGCAGTAATATCTTGGGATGTGCTACCAAGCAAAGAGCCGATTGTGCCGAAATAACCTGCGGCAACTCCACCCGTTCTGATAGCAAGATTGCTTCCCCAAGCATTTGCGTTGGTGTTGTCAATAATCAATGCGGTCGTAGTAGCCGTTGATGTAATTCTGGCTGCACTGTTTGCTGTTGCCGCGACAGTAAGTCGCTCTCCCGGCGTAGCCGTACCAATCCCCAGCCGGTCGTTGGCATTGTCCCAGAACAGGTTAGCGTTGTCCTGCGAATATACGCCAGAAGCGCCAGCAAAAACGACGGAGCCAGCGGTGAAGGCAGTGTTTGTTCCTGTGCCGCCGTTGGCTACGCCAAGCGTACCAGCGAGAGTGATTGCGCCAGTCGTGGCTGTGTTAGGTGTGAGGCCAGTGGTGCCGCCGCTGAACGACGTGACGCCAATCCCAGTGAGGGTGGCCCATGATGGAGCTGCGCCAGTGTTGCCCACCAGAACCTGCCCGGTTGTGCCGACGGCGGTTGCCGCAATAGCCGAAGTTCCGGCGCCATATAGAACGCCGTTTGCGGTGAGTGTCGATGCACCAGTACCGCCGCGAGCAACAGAGAGCTGGCCAGACCATCCCAGAGTCAGAGATGTTGCCGCGAGAAGCGCGCTCGCAGGCGTGCCGCCAAGCGTCAGAGTGACGTTCGTATCATCCGTCTTGGTGAGCGCTGCGCCGCCGCTGATGTCGGTCGCGGGGATCGTGGCAGATGCAGTGAGCGCAGACGTGCCACTACCCTTGACGTATCCGGTGAGCGTCGTCGCGCCCGTGCCACCGTTTGCCACAACAAGCGTTCCGGCCAGTGTGATCGCACCAGAGGTCGCGGATGATGGCGTGAGTCCAGTCGTACCAGCGCTGAAGGTTGTTACGCCGATACCTGACAGAGTGGCCCACGATGGAGCTGAGCCCGTGTTACCGACTAGAACCTGCCCCGTCGTGCCCGCTGCAGTCACGCTCAGCGACGATGTTCCAGCTCCGTATACCAAACCATTGGCCGTGAACGTAGCCACGCCTGTGCCGCCCTGAGCTACGGAGAGAGGTGTCGTGAGGCCGGATAGGCTAGTGATGTCGCTGTTGGCACCGCTCTTGGCTGCGATGATCGCGTTTCGTGCAGTCGCCTCATCGACAGCAATGAAGAGCGCGTTACCGATTGATGTTGCGCCGAGGTTTGTGCGGGCTTGAGATGCGTTTGTCGCGCCAGTTCCGCCCTGCGACACGAGAATCGGAATTGAAATACCGCCAGTGTCAGCCGTAACGACATCAGTTCCGTTGCAATATAGGATTGCTCGCGCATCGCGGGGAACGACAACACCTGTGCCTGCGGATGTTTTAACCGTAAGCGTGTATGATCCTCCGGTCGTAAAGTTACCAACCCAGTATTGCTGGATGGTGGCCGGCACGATGATTTCCATATTCGCGGTAAGCGTGCCGCTGAACTGATATGCAATGCGGTTCAGGTTAGAGCCTGCCAGCGTATAGGGCGATGACTGGCTAGTAAGGTCAATCGAAACGTAATCGAACAGAAACTCTGGAGCCTGACCGAAGCCGATTGTGAAGTAACCCGTACCATCGCAGACGATGATCGCGCTGTCGCCGGGATTGAAATCGACGGTTGCAGTGCCGTTGATCAGTTCTCCACCAGTCGTCGCAAGCGAAATTGCACCAGTGCCGCCGTTGCGGATGTGGAAAAACCAATCATTCCCGACGGTAGATGCTGCAGGCAGAGTGATGGTTCCCGCGCCGCCAGTCCACAGGAAGGCAGCAGAACGGTCGGCAGCGCCAGCCGTATAATTAACAGAAAGCGACGTGACCGCCATCGACTGATTGAGTGTGGTGTTGATCGCCTTGATGCCAGCGCCGACAAGCGATCCAGCGGTAGCAGATGACGTGCCCGCGCCGAACTGCGTTGTGCGCCATGTTCCAGCCACAGTCGTGTTCGTCGTCAGATAAACCTGATAGGCTAGGCCCGGCGTGATCGTGACAATGGTATTGCCAGCGTTATCTGCAACCGTGAAGTTAAACGAACCAGCATTGAAAAACAGGGCTGTCTCACCGGGGCTTGCTTCATTGGCAGGCGGCATAGTGATAGTGAAGCCACTCGCACTGGGCGTAACATCCATGATCTGGGCAACGACATTGCCGCTGGTTGCGACTTCAAGCGGCCAAGAAAGCTCCTGATTCGCAGACAGGCTGATAGCCCGATAGCTGACATCGGACGGATAAATGGTCGTGCCGCCAAATGTTTCAGTAAACGCCATATCAATCTTCCCTGCGAATTATGCCACGATCAGAAATTTGGCGAATGTCTTCGCCGTTGAGAGCCGCGACAGCACGATTATAGAATCCTTCCCAAGTTGCAATACGTTCGTCGTTTTTCAGGAACGGAGTTGCCTCAAGAAGAGCTGCGTAGAGTAACGCATTTGGCGCGTACTCAGTAAACCAGTTGGTCTGATTTGAATCATCGAGCAGTGGCGGAATCTCGTAATACAAAATCTCCATCGGCAGCGCGCTGGATGGTGTAGGAGCAATCAGCCAATGCGAATAGTCATAGTCGGCGTAAAAGCGTGGCGTTCCTGTTGTCGTTGGATTCGGCCAATAGCTCCGGATATATTCATAGGCGCGGGGATAGACTTCACTGCGGGTGTTATTGCCCGTCCCCGTGCCAACGAAAATACTGACGGTTTCGCGCCAGCGGTCCGGTTTATCATATACCGACTGCCCTGCGATGAGGGCGGTAGTGACGACGTTAACAGTCCCTTGGATCTTCAGCTCACGCGCAAGACGACGCTCAGCCATGCCGATAAGCGTCGGGAGCATTTCGTAAACAGTGGGGTCAGTCGCCAGCGTAGCTCCGCGCTCAAGGTAGGCCCTGAGGTCGTTGAGCAAACTGTTATACGTCATCGCGGTTGGCATGGGATAGCCTTACATCAATTCAGTGACGGCTGCAATCAAAGCTGTAATAGCAGCAATTGCGACTGCCAGCTTACCCTTGGCGTTCATCAATTTAGCCATCAGCGTCAGTTTTGGAGCATCTTCCATAGGCAGGATTTTGCCAACAGTTTTGTTGACGATTGCCTTCTCGGCCTCCTTACGGATAAGTTTCTTCAGATTAACCATAGTCATTCTCCTTACAACCAAGCAGCATATTTCTTGGTTTTCTGTTTGCGGTCATCAAGGCCATGTGTGCCCCCGTTGATCCGCTTCGTCAGTGCGAGGATCGCAGCGTCGTTGATGCCCTGATCGCAGATGGACCACAGCTTGTTTGCGTCAAAGAACCACAAGGCGCTTTCGAAGCCCAGTTCAGTAGCCACGAGATCTGGATTGTCCAAAATTTCCTGTTCACGACCAATGTACTTGCCGAATGCGCGGTAGTTGTTTTTCCCGGTGAGTTGGAGCGGGCCTCGGCCTTTGTATGCGAAACCTTCGCCTGACGCTTCGTCGCCATTGCCCATGCGGTTGGCATAGACACGGTTGGCGATCTTGGCTGGCTGACGCTCGTAGGCACGGGCCATTGCGTCAGTCGGGAAATACTTTCCAAAGATTCCGCGCAGCCCTTTGGCTCCGTAGTTGAGGTTCTCGCTGAACGCTTTGAAGTTGCCCGACTCATGCGCGCACTGAGCAAAGAAATGTGCAGCCCGATTAGGTGATAGTTTATAGTAAGCCGCAGCCGCCTTAAGTGTACCCGGACCGAACGCACCATCTGCCGTTACCCCAATCTTCTTCTGAAGTTCAATCATGCTCATTTGCCAGCACTCCGCCAATCAGGGAAATCAAGTTCATCAACAACGCCGTCGCCATTGGCGTCATAACGCATATCGTTGCGGTACTTCTCCCAAGGCTCCATATCGTCATCATCATCGTCTTCAGGTGTGTCGATAAAGACAGTGGCCTGCGGGTCGTCATACGCTTTTGGCGCAACCATTTCAGGTGTAAGGGGTAGCGGGTCTGGTTCAGGCGCTACAGGGGCCACAGGCTCCGGCTCAGGATCATCGCGGTCTTCTGGCGGTGGCGGGACCAGTTCGCCC